AGTATTCATAGCTACCTTGTTAGCATGCTTCTCAAGAATTTTTGTCTGAATGTCGTTTTTAGCTTTTAAGATATCTGTATCTATCGTCGCATATCTTTTAGCTAACTGAACTCTCTTCTTGAACTGTCTGGTAGACTCTCCAGTCATCTGGTTCAGCTTACCACCTTGTTGCAAGGTCATTGCATCTCTTACATGCAATAATTCCTTTCTAGATTTCTTAACCTGATGTTGGAAATTTCTAGCAGTGCCTTCCTTTCCGTAGATGACACGATTCATAAAACCTTGCTTACCACCTACATCAGTAAAGCTCTTGAAAGAGTTAGTTATGTTCTTAAAATTCTTTATTGCGAACCATCCTGCGATAACTCCTCCAATGACTGTTGCCATCTTCTCAATATTAGAGAAAGTAGCAGTCATTTTAGCATCTGTTTTGCTCATGTCAAAACCAGCAGATTCAACTGTTAACGAACTAAAGTAACCTTTAACTTTGTCTACATATTCTTTTATTGGATCTACAAACCAAGATTCAAGTCTACTTGTCCAGTCTTTGATGCCTTCTACAAAATCAGGATAGTAAGAGTTGCCTACTACATCATTCCAAAGCTTTTTAAACCAGTTTATAACATCTTTTACAGAACCGATAACACTTGAGAACACATTATCCCAAGTAATAGAGTTTATATAGTCTACTGTTTTACCGAACCACTGTTTTACGTTGTTAAACACTTCTTGAGCATCAAATCCTGCTTGGAAATTGTGCCAATATAGTATCACTTTTTGGAATGCGTATTTTCCACCTTCCTCAAATGCGTTAAGGTACTTCAGAACACCAATTATAGCACCAATTACTCCTCCAAAAATCAGAGTTGCACCAGTTCCTAGAAATGCTAGAGATACACCTAATGCAGTGACAGCAGCAGTTATTTTAAGTATTCCTGGATATGCAGCTATTACTTCAGCAAAGAAATCTACTATTGGACCTAGTGTCTTAGCCATATCTAATAGAGAAGGAACTAATGCAGCTCCTATTGTCTCAGACATGATAGACAAACTACTGTTGAACATGTCAAACTGAAAAGAAGCAGTTTGTTTTACTTTTTCTAAAGCAGTTTGAGTAGTTCCAGCAGAATCTCCCATAGCTTCCATATTTCTGTTCAGACTCTTAAGCCCAGTGTCAGAAGTAAGTACAGCTACAGTGTTGATAGCTTCTACAGAGTCAAATAATCTACCTAACTCGTCAATATTTCCACCAGTCTTTTCTCTAAGATCTTGCATAAATCCAGCAAGACCCTTAGTTCTAAGAGCAGTAGAGTTAAATTCTATTCCTAATCTTTTTGCAGTCTTCTCAGCTTTAGGAGTAACCTTGATTATGTTAGAAAGAACAGCTTTTAGACCAGTAGTTGCTTGTTTAGTTTGGATACCACCAGCAGTTACTGTTGCCATTGATGCAGCATAATCTGCCATTCCTAAACCAGCAGCATCTACAGTAGGAGCTAGGAAACCAAAAGTGTGACCTAATTCTTCTACAGTAGTCTTACCATATTTAACTGCTAAGAATAATTTGTCTGTTATACTTGTAGCATTTTCTCCATTATCTGCAAAGATGTTAAGACCAGAAGTAACAATGTCGATTGCTCCATTCAAGTCTGTGTTACCTGCTTTAGCTAATTTAGTTGCTGCAGTTAGTCTGTTAAGGGCTTGTTCTCCTTCTTCAGCACCAGCAGATATGACATCATAGTAACCTTTAGTTGCTTCTGCACCAGTTACACCAAACTGTTTTCTAAGACCGTTAAGCTGATCTCTTACTTTAGCTAGATCTTTTACACCTAGTGTTCCTATTTGAGTTAGACCATCTTCAAATTTTTTAAAATCAGAGACACCTTTACCAACAAGACCTGTTATTGCTAAACCGAATCCTGCAATTGCTGCTCTGTTTTGTTTTATTTTCTGATTTATTCTGTCAAAAGACTTAGAGACTTTTTGTCCCATGCTTTGGAATTTGCTCTGAGTCTTTTGTACTTGGGAGTCTACTTTCCTAAGATTTTGGTTAACAGTAGCTAACTTTCTGTCAAGTTGCCCAGTTACAGCCTTTAATTCAATGCTTGTTTGAAAATCAGCCATAAGTTCTCCTATTATGTAATGTAATACAGTGGAGACTTCTTATTTTTATACTTGTCTTAACTGTTTTAAAAGTGAGGATTAACACTTCTCAGTGGTTCACCTTCTTCTGAATATATTCCAGCATCTATCAATTCTTTTCTAAGATGTTCAGGAGTTTTATCCCAATCTACAGCGTACTTGCCGTGTTTCTTCTTATTGTTATAATCTAGTTGTGGATAGATGTCTGTTACTGATAGCTTCTTGGGTTTTCCACCCATAGCTCCAGTTATGTAATTTGCGATTGTTATAATTTGGTTGGCAGATCTTGTATACTCTGCCTCTTGACCAATACCGTACAAGTAGAAATACTTTCTGTAGAGTGAGTATTCTCTTGCAGGTAAATAATCTTTCATTGAAGATATAGACATACCAAGTTGCAATGAGAGAGCACAATCAAATCTCTCTTCTGCAGTTAGTCGTATGTCATCTTCTACTTTCCCTCTTCTTCACCACCTAAGTCAGACAACTCGATTACAGCTGTAGATACTTTTACAAGATCTGATGGAGCCATATCTAATATTCTCTTTTTGTCTGAATTATCAAACATGTGTTTACCATCTTCAGTGATTACACCGTTTAGAACAACTATTGCTGCCATTTCCAATTCTGAACCTTCTGCTTTTCTCATGGACTCCATGGCATTAGCTGTAAGTTCTTGGATATGAATCTCACCACCCCAATTAGGAACATCAACAGTAGATTTCTTTAGTGAGTAATTGTTGAAAATATCATTTTTATTCATCTTGTTCTCCTATATGTATGAATATGTTTGTGGTATTTATTCTTGAGGTTCTTCCTCATCTTCGATGATGAACTCTAATACTTCTTCTGCAGTCATTTCATCATCTGCTTTTAATTCTTGTTTTGGAGTGTCTTCGCAGAAACATAGAACACATACTGATCCGTCTAGGTTATTCTTCACGATACACTTTTCTGAATGACCACTTAGATCATCTGTGTTATCAATTCTAATCATAACATTCTCCTAATTTTTAAATAAACCCCAGTCCGAAGACTGAGGTCTATAATGTTTGCTTCTATTAAGCTGCAGTACCTGCAATGAAGTTCAAAGCACCGTCAACTACGAAAGTTGCGTTTGCTTTAGCTACATCATCAAATGCAGTATCGATACCGAAAGAAGATACGAAACCTTTGAAAGTTGCGTACTCAATACCTTCGTTACCAGAACCTGCTGCACCTGTTGAAGTGTCGATCCATTTAACAGTAACGTAAACTTGTGTTCCGTCTTCAGCTGCATTTCTAAGAGCAAGGTGACCAGCGTCACGTGGAGCCCAGTAAAGAACTGCGTCTAATTGACCAGCGTCTAACTGTCCTCTTAACTTACCTTTAAAAGATTCACCAAATTCAGGAGTTTCAATTACGTTAGCTTCGTTAGAAAGAGTTCCGATCTCAGAAACTAGATTTACTTTGTCACCTGCGATTGCAGTCTCTAGAGCTGCAGCAGTAGTGATAGAAGTAGTATCAGTAGTAGATACATATAGTTCCGAGAAAGAAGTTACAAACTTATTTGAAATATCAGCGATTGCCATTTTACTTTCTCCTTATTAGGTTTTTGTGTTAGGTATAATAATTAAAGATATAATCAAGGTTGTATTGTAGATAACCATCGTCATCGTCTGATACTGGTGTTAAATTCCCATTACGCAATTGTAAATTTCCTGTAACACCTGAGATACCTTCGTTACCTGAAGAGTAATTTAAAAATCCATTAAGTTCATCAGCCATTCCTCGAATAGCTTTGGAACCACTTCCGTGTGGACTATACAACTTAAATCTGATAGATCCAGAAACTAAGTTTCCTTCTGTTAGATCAGAGTTGAATTCATCTTTAAGATTAGATGATTCTGAGATGAACATAACTGCCCAATTAGACCCTGTCGGTTGATCAAATTCTCTTCCTTCCAGATACACTGGAAATGATATTGTACGAAGACTGCCACTATTACGCAAAACACGAGTTTCAATTATCTGTCTGATTTGCTCATACATTACTTGTTCCTCCTAGATGCCATAGCTGCAGCGATTGATGGATTGATTATACCAGCTGGAGCCTGTTTAGACTTTCCATTTTCTAAATCTACAACATAATCTAGACCATTCGCCACATATACATTGGGAAAGTTGTCTAAATTATCATCAAACAAATTAGTAGTGTTTGAAGTGGAGTTAGTAGTAGAAAAGTCTGGAGTCTCCGATGATATATTCCAATTCGCTCTCGCTCTACCTGTTTTAACTGGAGTATTTTGGATCACCTGTGAAAAGACTTCAAACGCAGTTGCTTTATATTCTAAAGCACTCTGAGATTTAACTTCTAAAGACACAGCATGACCTAAATTACCCAGATCAATTTTTCTTTTCATTATTTCCTCCTTAGATTGATTGTATAAACCGAATCTAATGGAGCAATTGTAAAGGATTCTACCTTCCAATCTTGTTCGTTGATTGTGTAAACTTGATCTACAGCTACATCAAAACTAATTTGGTCTGGAATCACAATAAGTTGTGTTCCTCCACCATACGAATTCTCACTTTGATTATCTAAAGACTTCTCTATCAATACTCCTTTGAAAGAGTAAAGAGTAGAAGACTCCGTAGAATATGTAGCAGTGATAGGATCGTAATTAGATATTTCATTTGTTGTATCTGTAAAGTTTACAGTAACATAGAGTCCTTGTGCTTCCAACAATCTGTCGATTTTAGTCAACAGTGGTGGAATCTTAGTTCCTATGCTCATAATTAACTCCTGATTAATGGTATAGACTGAGCACCTAAGTAATTAGGATCAGCTTCTGTTACCTCTCTCAAAAAGTCTCTTACAATGTTAAGAACTGCATCTGGCATATCGGTTATCGCAACGTTATTCTTATCAGAATTAAATTGAATATTCAATGCACCACCAAGATTGATGCTGTCGATATCATCATCATAGATAGATAACTCATTCTTGTCGCTATTGCCTCTTAACAATAAAAAGTTTGCTAATTCTGCAGTAGCATCTTTTAAGAATTGAGGAATCGAATCATCATCGATATATTGGAATGTTAGACTTACTGGTGTGTTTACATCAATATACTCTAACTCTCCTCTAAATCCTTGATTTATCGAATTACGGTTAGGTACAAACCTACGTGGCCAAGCTAGTGGCTGATCATAAGTTTTTGGTGCACCTATCCATTTTTGTCTATGAAGAATATCTGTGGCATGAAATAATGCAGAAGTTCTAGAATCCTCATCTGCTGATCTCCAAGTATCATTTCCTAATCTTCTACCATGATAAGTATCAGCTTCTATGATAGAACAGAAAGAGTTATAACTTGAGGAATCATCTGAATAAGTAACTAAAGTTGGTATTGTGAAATCACATTCAGACATGAGAACCTCCTATATCTGTATTATTATTATAAAAATTTTGTTATGGTATTATAGAGTACCGTAAACAAGACCTAATTCTGAGAAATGAGCAAGACCACAATACCACTTAACACGAGTGATATCAGCATCTGCGTCTTCACGAGCACCAATGTTTTGAACTTGGATACCAGCTGCATTCTTAGCAGTAAGACCAGTAATACCGTGAGTCATTGAACCATCGTCAAGAGTACCAACATAAATTGGGTTGTTGTTAGCAGTACTGTCAGCGTCAGCGTTATCAACGTTAGCGATGAAATCGTTACGGAAGATAGGAACACCTCTGTAAGACTGAACTGAAGCAACTTCACCTGAAGACATTTTAACATCCATCATATCGAAGCCAGTACCAGCTGAACGGAATGCTGCAGTGATCTTTCTAACACCAGCAGAGTTAGTCATAATGTAGTCAACCATACCATCTTTATCAAGAACAGAGTCTACAAGAATGTCTAGTTTAGCTAGAACGTCAGTAGAAGTGTCGTCTAAAGTTGGAGTTGTAGCTGTAAGGTTAGCTAGACCATCGAAACCTAAGTTACCGTTAGTAGCGTCTACTGTAGCTGAACCATTGATCATTAGATCCATGTATTTACGACCAACACCTTTTGCTTTAGCTGCAACTTGTACCGCTCTAGCATCGTTAAAGTCAGAACCAACAGCTTGGATTAAACCGTTAACTTGAGCGTCACCGATGATAGTTGTTAGTTCAGTTGACTTACGTGTGAAGTTCTGTTGATCTTTGTTGATACCAGAACCGTTAGTCTTTAATACAGATACTAGATCCATTTGATCTTCGCCAGCAGTCTCACAGTTATACGCTAGTGCGTTACCAGAAATGCCTTGGAAAGGAAGTGCACTGTAGAACTGATTAACAGTAACAATTGATTCAATAATACCTTTTACCAACATGTCGTTGTTAAGGTTCTTTTGATTTCCTAATGTAAGTGCCATTAGATTTTCTCCTTGTTTATTTTCCACAGATGTGGAATAGATTAAGTTTTATTTGCTCTATTGAGTCCTAAAATATTTAAAACTCGACTATTCAGGCGACACCGTCACCATCTGTAGATAGCTCCTAGCTATCTTATTTTATAGATTTTTAAGTCCAGCAAGAATAGATTCATGTGCGGACATTTGCTCGACAGCAGGAGCTGCAGAACTGGTTGTTGGCTGTTGCGTTCCTGATCCAGATGATGCCTCGAATAAATGTGGAGCTGACTTGGTAAGACCCTCAATCCATCCGTCGATGCTGAGTGGTGTTACTGCGTCTTCCATATAAATTGGTCTACCATCTTCATTATACGCTTGAGCCTTTCCGTCTTCAACACGGAAGATATTTCGACCTCTAGAGAGTACGTCTTCAATAGCAGAAGATCTTACTCCTTTAACACTAGCGATCTTAGTTATTTCGTTGTCTACTAACATCTTTGAAAGTTGTGAGTCGTATCCAACTAAATCCGATTGTAAAGCATTAATTTTTGCTTCATATTGCTCTTTTAAAGATTCTGCTTCTCTTGTCTTGGCTGCAACAACTTCATCAACTCGAGAATTGATAAGTTTATCAACTTCTCCAGCTTCAATCATCTCTTTCTCAGCCATCTTTCTAGCTTCTTCCTGAGCAGCATGATATTGCTCCAGATCGATACCAGAATATTTTTCTTCTATAGACTTTAAAGCATTCTGCATTTCTGCCATCTTGCTTTCATAGTCAGAAATTTTAGAGTCATAACTTTCAATCTCTTTACGTAGATTAATGTTGTTGTCTCTAAATTCATCTAAACGAGATTTGTCCACCATACCTTCTGCTTTTAAAGTGTAAGTATCTGTCTCTTCGTTTTTAGAATAAAATGATTCCAATCCTTCTGGAATGTCCTCAACGTTGTTATATGTATTTTTTAGTGCGT